CCTAGAATACAAGCAGAAGAAGTCAATGTGTACGCTAAAAATCACAATATATTAATTGAGATGAACGTTAGAATTCTTCCTGATGTTAATTTGGAAGTTATTAACTTGATGTTCGACCAAAATACTAACACTGCTAAGTTCGCATAATATACACAGTTTATTAACAGCATAAATAACGTAAACACAAAATTACGTTATTATGGCAACAACATTCAAATACACTTCAAACTATAAACGAAACTTAATCAACTATTGGAATCAATTAATTCCTGGGTGGACAATACCCAAAGGATTCCACGTGCATCATATTAAACCAAAATCAACGTTTAAAAACAAGGATGATTTAAAAATACATCATCCATCAAATCTAATAGCATTACATCCTGATGACCATATTGCTATTCACAAGAATAGAGGTGATAAAATTTCGGTAAATTTTATTAAAGTTATAGGAGGAAGTAACCATATAACGGATGAATACCGCCTTAAGTTATCTAAAGCAAAAAAAGGTAAACCAAAGTCCAATCAGCATATTAAAAACGCCGCAAATGCACTTAGAGGAAGAAAGTTATCAAATGAACATATTAAAAATATGAGCAAAGGGTTAAAAGGAAGAAATATTTGGAATAAAGGTATGTCTTTAACAGAAGAGCATAAACAAAAAATAAGCGAAACTAAACGTGGTAGAGTTGCACATAATAAAGGCGAAAACGGTCGCAAACATTATAATAATGGTTTGATAGGGATTATGGTATTTCCAGGTGAAGAACCGCATGGATTCGCGCACGGAAGATTGTGTAAAAAGGAGATAAGTAATGGCAACATCTAGTCGACAAACCAGTATTTTTGGAATCGAAGATTGGCGTTCTCTTTACAAGACATACAATCAGGCAGACTTCCAAAGTTATAACTTCGAAACACTACGAAAAGGTTTTGTTGATTATTTAAGACAACATCACCCAGAAGACTTCAATGATTATGTTGAGAGTTCAGAATTCATTGCGTTACTTGATGTAATGGCATTTATGGGGCAATCGATAAGTTACAGACAAGATTTAAACACACGTGAAAACTTTTTAGATACTGCAGAACGTAGAGACAGTGTTGTTAGACTTGCTGATTTAGTTGGATACACACCAAAACGTAATGAAAATGCTAGTGGATTTTTGAAGGTTACTTCAGTAAGCACGACAGAAAATATTACTGACTTTAATGGTGCTAACTTGGCAAACGTAACACTACGGTGGAATGATAGTACAAATATTGATTGGCAAGACCAATTTAATACTGTAATGAATGCTATGATGGTTGATAGCCAAAAAGTTGGAAAGCCAGGAAGAACAGCAGATGTGCTTGGTAACAAGACAGATGAGTACACGGTAAATTTGGTTAGCAATTTGATGCCAGTTATACCATTTTCAGCAACCGTAAACGGTGCTAACATGGACTTTGAGGCTGTTAGTGCAACCACAGCAAACACAGCATCAGTATATGAACCATCACCAGTTCTTAATGGTGATTTTAATATCCTATACAGAAATGATAAATTAGGATTTGCAAGTGCAAATACTGGATTCTTCTTTTACTTTAAACAAGGTACGTTAATTAACAAAGACTTTACGTTGAGTGATAGAATTGCAAACCGCAATGTTGACATTAATGTTGAAGGGATTAATAATAATGATGTTTGGTTGTATGAATTAAACAATGTAACTGGTGCCGTAATAAACGAGTGGGAAGCAGTTCAAAATATTTATGCACCCATATCAAAACAAACAGAAACATCTAAAAGAAAATATTTTAGTGAAACGAGTCGAACTAATGACCAAATCACGATGAATTTTGGCGACGGTGTTTTTGGTGATATTCCAACAGGATTCTTCCGCTCTTTTGTTAGGTTGAGCAACGGGAAGAAGTACATTATTAATTCAAGTGACATGTCTGGAATTAATCTTTCTGTTCCTTATATTAGTAGAAATGGTAGAGCAGAAACTGCGACATTTACAGTCAGTCTAACTCAAAATATCAATAATGCAACTACGAAGGAGAGTTTAGCAGATATTAAACGAAACGCACCTGCAAGATTCTATACACAAAACAGAATGGTAAATGGTGAAGACTACAATAACTTCCCGTACACAGCGTTCAGTAGTATTATCAAAAGTAAGGCTATTGTAAGAACAAATGTGGGCACTAGTAGACATTTAGATTTAGTCGACCCAACTGGTAAGTATTCTAGTATCAACACATTCAATAGCGATGGTGCAGTATTTAAAAATAACTCAAGTACATCATTTACATTTAGTTTTGATGATAAGAATGATATTGAAGCAGTTATTAGAAATCAGATTGAGCCAAAACTTGCTAAACGCAGTACGATACACTTATATAACAGTAACTTCAATAGAATGCCATTGACATCGATTGATATTATTTGGAATCAAAGTACAACAACCACCAATCAAACGACTGGATATTTTAAAAATACCAATGGATTTGCATTACAGGTTGGAACATATGTGTCTGATAATAGGCAGTATATTGCACCAAATGCACTGATAAAATTCAAAACCCCCACATCTGACGATGGTGGTGTGTATTATTTTGATGTGAATGATAGATTAAAACAACGAACTAAGTTATTACCTACTGATAATACTATTTTGTGGAGTGCAGTTAAATCTGTTTCATTGGAGGGTACTAATTTTGGTATTGGAAATAGTAGTGATGGTATTGGACCTATAGTATTGGCAAACTTTATTCCAAGTGGAGCAATTCCTTCTGAAATTGTACCCGTATTCAATACGGATTTGCCATTAGTATTTGAGCAGAGTATTTTAGCACAAATAGAATCATATAATGATTTTGGTATAGGGTTTAATAACCTAACAGGTACGTGGTATGTTATTTCAAGTTCTAATATTAATAAGAATGGGGATTTTAGTTTAACTCATTCTGAAGACTTAATGAATAATAATATAGATGCTAGTTGGATTGTTAAATTCACCTCAGTTGATAACGTTTATACAGTTACTACTAGAGCATTGCAGTATTTTTTCTCTAGTGTAATTGAAACAAGATTTTACTTCAGTGGGCACAACAAGATTTTCGATATTAAATCTGGAAAGATTGTTAATGATTTTGTTGGTGTATTAAAAACCAATTCACAACCGACTAATAATTCACCATTGAGTGGTGATATAAAGATGGATATTATTGGACAACCCATTGAGACTGATGGATTTGTCAATGATTTTAATGTAGAAGTTAGTTACACTGATTCGGATAATGATGGTGTTGCGGATAATCCAGATTTCTTTGATGATATCGTCGCACCAAGTGGGTTAGTATTCTTTCAAACAACTGTTGATGCCGATGGATTGGAAAGAGATTTGCCACTTGCGAGTGATGTCATTAATGTAGAGTTTTCGAGTACATCAGACCCATTATTAGTTCTTACTAGTTATTCAGAGAATCAATTATTTTATTTTTACGGGGAGACTGTTAAGTTCAAGGAAATAGTTGGTGGTATTTTAGAAGATAAAACTAATTTATTGGCAAAAACAGGAAGACAGGATTTGCAATTCCAATACAGACATAATAGTTCGGAATCAAAGCGTATTAATCCTGGTTTAACTAATATTATTGATATGTATTTTGTTACAGATGCATATTACACCGAATATAAGAAATATATCCAAGATACTACGGGAATGATAACCATACCTGCAGTTCCTAGTATTTCTGAATTAACATCAGCGTATCAATCACTTCATGACAGTAAGATGGTAAGTGATAATATTGTTATGAATAGTGTTTCATTTAAACCGTTATTTGGAAATAAAGCATCTACAGATTTGCGTGCTAATATATCTGTTGTTAAGTCATATAACTCATTAGTTAGTGATAGTGAAATCAAGAGCCGTGTCGTAACAGCAATGAATGATTATTTTGATATTTCGAATTGGAGTTTTGGTGATACGTTCTATTTTTCAGAACTATCAGCATTCTTACATGAACAGATGGGTGGTATTATCGGTTCGGTCGTGTTGGTTCCAAGTAGTGCTGATAAATCATTTGGTGATTTGTATGAAATACGGTCATTGTCAAATGAAATATTTGTGAATGCAACGACAGTCGACAATGTGAAGGTAGTTAGTTCTTTGACATCAGATAATTTAAACGGAGCATAGAATGGCTAGAGATAGGTCGGTAGATTTTCTACCTGAAATATTCAAAACAGATACTAATAAGGAATTTTTAGGCTCAACACTTGACCAACTTACCCAAGCACCAAAATTAAAACAAACGCAAGGGTTTGTTGGAAGAAAATTTGGTACAGGAATCAACAGTGGTGATTCATATGTATTGGAACCAACAGGTGAAAGAAGTAACTATCAGTTGGAACCAACAGTGGTATTTAAAAATGACACCGATGAAGTAGAAAGTGCTATTACATATCCAGAGATAATCGATTCATTGAAGTCGAAAGGTGCCAACGTTTCTCGCCATGACAGATTATTTTCAAGTCCAATATATAGTTGGAATCCGTTAATCGATTTTGATAAATTTGTTAATCATAGTCAATACTATTGGTTGCCTAGTGGTACTGATAGTGTGGATGTCAGTTCTACTGATATTTTATTAACTGATAATTTTGATGTTACTAGAAATAATGCTTCTTATAGTTTAAGTGGTATTGCAGGAACTAATCCATCCATTACATTAGTCAGAGGTGGTGAATATACATTTGCTGTGAACCAACATGGTAATAAATTTCATATCCAATCCAATATTGGAACAAATGGAACTATGCATCATGCGAGTAATATTAGTAGCCGTGATGTAGCAGGAGTTACCAATAATGGCTCAGATGGTGGTGTAATAACATTCACAGTGCCCAACGTGGATAGTCAACAGTTCTATTATGATTTAACTGAAATTTCCGGAATTGATTTGGCAACGTTCGATAGGTTTGATGCAATTAATGGAAAACTCGTGAGTCAACTTGGTGGTATTGATGGTATTGCTGACTTAGAGGGAAAAACTATTGTATTTTTGGATACAACGTATGGAAATTCTGCGGACTTGGGGTGGCAGTATTTGAATTTGCATGAGGATGCACCATTTGAATCAGAGCCATTTGAAGAGACATTATTTATCGACAACCAAGAGGATAGATATAGTGTTTATCAGATAGAATATATCTCTATTGGTGGTAATACTATTATTAAATTGAACAAAATTAAAGAAATTTCAAATCTTGAGAAGTTTGATATATTGTACGGTGATGTGTATAGTAATAAATCAATTTATAAAAACTCAATGGGATTTTTCCAAGAGATTCCATTATTGACGGCAGCACAGGATACACTTTATTATCAAGACGGTAGTGATGGTGATAAGTTTGGTATTATAAACTTAGTTGATGCATCGTCAGATGTAGCAATCAATATCTCCGATATAATTGGAAAGACTAATTATACAAGTACTAATGGTGTTGAATTTACCAATGGTCTCAAGGTTATATTCAGAGGAACTGTTAACCCAACTGAATATCACAATAAAGAATATTTTGTAGAAGGGGTTGGTGCATCGATTAAGTTAATTGATGTTAATGATTTAGTAACTCCAGAGCCATACACAACTAGTAAGTTGGAACCATTTGATTTCAACACATTTGATAGTACTAATTTTGATGGGAATTTAAATTCACCATCCATTCCCGATTTCATTACGATTAATCGAGCATGCATTGATTTGAATCCATGGTCTAGAAGTAATCGATGGGTTCATCGTTCTGTTATTGAAAAAACAGCCGAATATAATAATTCTGTTGCAATATTAGATAATAACTTGCGTGCAAATAGACCAATTATAGAGTTTGATGCTGGATTGAAATTGTTTAACTTTGGAACACAAAGTAAAACTCCAATAACAGTGATAGATTTTAATGAAGTAGATGCATTGAGTAATGTGAATGGGCTTGGTGGATTCTCAATTGATGGATTTAATATAACAGAAGGGTCACGTGTCATTTTTGCAAAAGATAATAATGGTAATGTGCGTAATAAAATATACGAAGTCCAATACATTGATTTGAATGGGGATGATATTAAGGTTGTTAATTTAGTTGAAACATCAGATTCTATTAGCGAAGTTAATCATGTGGTTGTTTGTACAAATGGAGCGACTCTTCAGGGGAAGGTATATCATTACGATGGCACTGATTGGGTATTTTCACAACAAAAAACAACATTGAATCAAGCACCATTATTTGATGTGTTTGACATAGATGGTTATAGTTTATCAAACACAAACATATATCCTAAAACATCATTTGGTGGAACCAAACTTTTCAGTTATGGTGTCGGTGTTGGTAAAAAAGATAGTGTTCTTGGATTTCCATTAGCATATCTTAATATTGATAATTTGGGAGATATAGTTTTTAATAATGATTTGTACTCCGACACATTCACATATGGAACTCCATTGGCATCAAAGAAAGTAAGTGTTGGATTTATTAGAAAACACACTTCTCTCTCTGCATTTGGTAATGAAATTGGTTGGACTAAATTTGTAAATAATTCTATATCAGAGCAGGTATTTGATTTCGATTATGATGGGAACTCATTGATATTTGATATAGTTCCAAAAGATGGATTAAGTATTCCGTCCACTAAGGTGTATATTGATAATAAGTTTGTTGATTCGTCTAAGTACACAATCACGGTTATTGATACGGGGATGGTGATTAAATTTATTGATACCGTTGATGAGAAAACTGAAATTAAAGTTACTGTTATAAGTGATATTGCAAGTAAGGTTGGATATTATAGTGTCCCTAAGAATTTAGAGAATAATGCATTTAATGAAAATAGTGACACATTAACTTTAGGGACTATTAGAAATCATTATGGTAAATTAGCACAGAATTTATTAGAATTATCAGGTGAGATACATGGTTCAAATAATTCTAGAGATTTGGGGAATATTGAAAGTTATGGTGATACTATTATCCAAAATAGTTCGCCATTGGTACCAATGGCAAAATTCCTCCATAGTAAAGAATTTGATTTCTTTGAGTCTGTTAATTTCAATGCCAATGCCTATGAAAAGTTTAAATTAAAGGTTTTAGACTACATATTGAAAAATGATACGTACGGACTTAGTGCTGGTGTAATTTTGGACCAAGCATTAGTGGCAATTAACGTTGGAAAGGGACAAAGTAGCCCATTCTTCAAAAGTGATATGATTGCAGGTGTACGTGCTCCTACTATAACAACACATACTGTTACTTCGATTAGTACAGATACATTCAATATAGTTAATATATATGATTTTACAAAAGCAAGTAATGTTGCGGTACTAGTGTATTTAAATGATTCTATATTAATTAAAGACCACGAGTACATTATATCATCTGATAGTCCAACTATACAAATATCATCGGTGTTAACAAATGGTGACATCATAACAGTTAAGGAATATCCTTCTACTGATGGGACGTATGTACCAAATACACCAACTAAGATGGGGTTGTATCAAAAGTTTAAACCTAGTAAATACACTGATAATACTTTCACTACACCAACCATGGTAGTACAAGGGCATGATGGAAGTATCATGGTTGCATTTGATGATATCAGAGATGATGTATTACTTGAATTTGAAACTAGAATTTACAATAATATTAAAACTAATAATACTATTCCTGTTCGTGATGTTGATGTTATTCCTGGTAAATTTAGAACTACTGAATACACTGATGCAGAAACAATATCAATATTATCTAATAGTTTCTTAAATTGGGTTGGGTGGAATAGATTAGATTATAAAACGCAGGATTATCTATCGGATAACGAATTAACATGGAACTATAGTACATGTAGTAGTAAATTGGATGGAACAGCATTGAAGGGTCATTGGCGTGGTGTATATAAGTATTATTATGATACTGATACACCACATACAACACCATGGGAGATGCTTGGTATTTCCGAAAAGCCACTGTGGTGGGAGAATGAATACGGAGTCGCACCATACACTAGTGGTAACTTGGTATTGTGGGGTGATTTATCAAATGGAACAATTAAAGAACCTGGTAATAATAGAGTAGACATACGTTATAAACGCGATGACTTAATTAAGGTAATTCCTGTTGATTCAGAGGGAAATTTATTAAACCCATTTGTATCAATTGTTCAAAATTATTCACAATCAGATTTTAGAAAGAGTTGGGTAATTGGTGATTGTGGACCAACAGAATCAGCGTGGAGAAGAAGTAGTTCGTATCCATTTGCGTTGCAACGTTTATTTGCGTTGACCAAACCCGCGAAGTATTTTGCTTTATCGATTGATGTTGACCGATACAAGTACAATGACACGATGAAACAATATTTATATGATTCTAGATATCGCTTAGATACTAGACTCGTTGATGTTCAAACAAACGCCAATCCAAAACATAGTTATATTAATTGGGTTGCAGATTACCATAACAATAATGGGTGTAGTTGTGTGGATATCAAAGACCAATTGGGTAGAATGGATATCAGACTTGCTTATAGAATGGCATCATTTACTGATAAGAAATACTTAAAGATATTTACTGATAATAGTAGTCCCGATAGTTCGAATAATGGGCTGTTATTACCAGACCAAAGTTATGAACTATTATTACATAAAAACCAAGCATTGTATGAATTACAATATTCAGCAGTAATTGTACAGAAGACGCATGATGGTTATTCAGTACATGGGCATAGTACATCACAGCAGTATTTTGAGATTTTACAAAGTATTCAAGATAGTAATGATGATATTATTGGGGATATATCATTACCCACAAATTTCACTGATAATGTTACTTTAGTTCCGTATGGGTATGTATTTACAAATAAACAGAGTGTAATTGATTTCTTGGTAAGTTATGGTGCATTCTTAGAATCTATGGGGATGGTATTCAAAACCTATGAAAATTCAAAAATATTGAATTGGGGAATGATGGCGCAGGAATTTCTTGCGTGGGATGCACATGGTTGGGGTATTGGTAGTATTGTTAATTTAAATCCAAATGCAATCTCATTGGAATTCAATAAAAACTTATTGGTAGTCGATAACATTAATGGAAAGCATGTACAAGCACTTGACCAAAATGGAATGCCACTAACACCTGATGATTACAGTATTACTAGATTGGATAACAGTTTTAAAATAACGACAATTAATAAGACAATTAATTTCTTAAAAATAGACACTACAAGTTATGAGCACTTATTGATTCTTGATAATACTAGTGTATTTAATGACTTGATGTATCTTCCGATAAATGGTTTGCGCCAATCTAGAATTAAATTAGTTGGATTTACAACATTTGATTGGAATGGTCAGTTAGACGCACAGGGATTCATTCTTAACCAAGATAATGTTGATGAATGGGAACCGAATCAGTTCTATTCTATTGGAAACATTATTAAATTTAAGAATGCTTTTTGGAGTGCGGTTAGTAAAGTAGACCCTTCGGACACATTTGAATTTAACAGTTGGAAGAAAATAAATTATAATGATATTACTAAGGGGTTATCGCCAAATATATCAACTAAAGCAGGACAGATTTCTGAGTACTATAATAAGAAGACAACCAACTTAGAATCGGATGTTGATTTATTGGCAATGGGTTTAACTGGGTTCAGACCACGTTCGTATTTGGATACATTGGATGATGTTAGTCAAGTTAATTTTTATACAGGATTTATCTCAAATAAAGGAACGCATGTTAGTGCAGATTCTTTTCGAAATGTTAAGTTTGATAAGAAGGTAACTGATTATGAAATTTTTGAAAATTGGGCAGTTCGTGAGGCAACATTTGGTAATAGTGGAAATAGGTCATTCATTGATTTAGAAATGAATTCCGATTTACTACAAAATAATCCATCGATTATAGAAGTGGTTGATAACTCTAATTCACTAACATCAACGCATCAAATGATTAAAATAAGTGAGTTGTACAATCAGAGTGAAGTACCCACTAGTAAAAACATTTTTTCATCTATAACTACTAAGTTAACCAATACTAATTTACCGATTGCTGGGCATGTTAATGCTAATGATGCAGATATTGCATTATTTGAAATTACTGATTTCAATGGTGGTGCTGGTGTGCCATTTATAAAGGATTTGATTTCAGGTTCAATTATTTGGGTAGCCAAGGATACTCTTTATGATTGGAACATTTATCGCGCAGAATTGCAGAGTAATATTCAGAGTATTATTCCTGTTGATGGAAAGACTGAAATTACTTTTTATCATAATCATGATTTTGTTACTAATGATATATTAGTTATACAAGGAAATAATCTTATCGTTGATGGTTCTCACAAAGTAGTGGATGTAATAAATTCCAAGGTTATTCGAGTTCCATTAGTAATTGTTGATATGTTTGTGAATATTGCTTCGGATAGTTCAATAACATCTGATACTGATTTATATTCGTCAGACCATGTATTGGGATTTTCTTATAGATTGAATTCAATTAGAGTACCTAGTTCTGATAATTTACAAGACATATATATTGACCAATTACCGATTGGCGCCCGTGTATGGGTGGACATCAATGTGAATGATAAGCATTGTGTGTATGAAAAATATTCTACAAATGGTAGAGTAATATTAAATTCCGACATATATAACACAGATAGAAATAGTGTATGGGTATTGCTTCGTGAAGAACAGGATGTTGTTGATACTAAGTTGATAAATCGAGTAATGATTTATGATAAGAATACTAAAATAGTAAGTCAAAATTTAGATTATATTGACCCAATTAATGGAAAAATATTAGGTATTGCAAATGAAAATATAGATTTCATAATGCCATCAGACCCTGCATTATATAACCAAGGAACTAATATAAATGGAGTGGTATGGGGAGATAACCAAGTTGGTAAAATATGGTGGGATGTAACTAATATACGATATCTCGATTACAATCAATCTGACTATGCATATTCTAGTAGAAATTGGGGAGGATTGTTTCCTGGTAGTACCGTTAATGTTAACCAATGGGTAAAAAGTTCAGTACATCCATCACAATATACAGGAAATGGAACGGTAGTGGACGCTTCGTCATTTACTACTGTATCTAGAATCAATACAGCGAAGACAATAGTGCAGAGTTATTATTTTTGGGTAAATGGGTTGGATAGTATTTTTGATAACAAAACGTTGAGTACTAATTCTATTACTCAGTATATTGATAATCCACACACAAGTGGTATTGGTTTTGTTGGATTCTTGAGTAATTCTACGGTTGGTATATACAATTCACTGAAGTACATTAATGATGGTATATTGCATATTTCATACAATCAATCATACAATGATGGTGATATATTCAATGAGTACAAATTAATAAAAGAAAATAATAAGAATGATTTCATAAACGATATAACCTATAGAAAGTTACAAGATAGTTTTGTTGGTGGAAATAGTTTGGGATTATCAGTACCAGATAAAAATTTAAGTGTTGCCGAACGTAATGGTATTGGGTATCGACCTAGACAATCAATGTTTGATAATCGTTTATCTGCATTGAAAGTGTATTTGACTCAAGTTAATTCGGTATTAAAAGAACACATCGTAACAACTAACAAGAATTTTGAGTTACTGAATAAGAAGGAAATTATTCCAGGAAATTCAAATGGTGAATGGAATTTCAAAGTAGCAGATTTATCCGAATTGTATTATCAAGACTTGCTTATTGTATCAGTTGGTTACAAATATTTGGTAACTACGGATACTAATAATAGTGGTGGATGGAGTATATATGAAGTTGTTAGTGGGCAAACATTACAATTGATTCGAGTACAAAAATATGATACTACTAGAGCATGGAAGTATATCGATTGGTATGAAGATTCTGATGCTGAAAATAGTATACCAATCATTGATGTTAGTAATGCATCTGATTTATCATCATTGGAAATTGATGATAAATCATATGTTAGAGTTACTAGCAACAGTGTTGGTAAATTTGAGATTTATCAATTAAGAAATGCATTTTGGGTTAGAGTTGGTCTAGAGGATGGTACTATTGAATTTAGTAGTAATCTATGGGATGGAACATCCACCCAAGATAACATCACGATTGACACCGATGCATTCACAGTAGACTCTATTATCAATTCTGCAGACAATGGAACTGGTGGCGCTGAGTTAAGAAATGTAATTAAAGCAATTAATGAAAGTTTGTTTGTTGATGATATATTGATAGAACGAAACAAGTCACTAATCTCCATATTCAATTATATTCTTTCTGAACAGAGTAGTGTTGATTGGTTGTATAAAACTAGTTTCATCGATGTGGAACATAATGTAAGAGATTTAGAACAATATTCCACCTATAAAAAAGACGACCAAGATTTCTTATTAAATTACTTGAATGAGTCAAAACCTTACCATACTAAGATTAAGGATTTTTTACTGAAGTATAGTGGTGTAGACCAATACAATGCTAATTTGGCAGATTTTGATGTGCCTTCGTATTATGATAGTACGTTTAATAAAAATATTAGTCCGATTTTAGATTATGATGGCGTAATATTGAAATCAGACCATAGTAATTTTGATGATAGTGGCGTTGGGTTAAAAGAGAATGACTACAATATATGGAAATTAACACCTTGGGATAATTGGTACGATAACCGTGCATTATCCATTAAGAGTGCTATTATCGTTAATGCTGGTAATAATTATACATCGGTACCAATCATAACAGTTAGTGGTGATGCAACAATACCTGCTGAATTGGTTGCATCAATTAATACTTCTGGTCAAATTATAAGCGTGAATGTTGTATCAAATGGCAGTGGGTATACATCTACGCCAGCAATCACTATTGGTAGTGGTGGTGGCAATGGGGCAATTATCACCCCAATTATGCAAAATTTATTGGTTAGAAATATTTCAACGACCATCAAATATGACAGATATGAATATATCACATCAGTTGTTGATTGGGTTAGTAATTCATTAACATCGAGTGATGACAGTATGACAGTTGATGCTACTAGTATTAAGGTTGATTCAGCATCAACTGTTTATGACATTGGACAATTGGTGAGATACAAGAATGATGTTTACCGTCTTAATGATAGGCGAGCGTTGGAAACAGTATTCGATATTAATAACTATTCTATTGTTGATTCTGGTACGCTTAGTGGTGTTGATAGAACTATGGGGTATTACAACCCTGATAAAAATAGTGTTGGATTGGACTTATCATTGTTACTTAATGGAATCGATTACAATGGCGTTGAAGTCAAGAATTTAGATTTTACCAATAGTGCTGGATTTGATGTTCTTGGATTTGATATTGGTTTGTTTGATATTATCGAAGTATCGGAAGATGGTAGTACAAATTATTCAGATGGAATTCTCGATTCTGAGTACATTGGTTCATTCAATGACTTGTACATTGGAACTAGACCTAGTGATATTAATGCAGATGGTGGTGAATTTATTGATGTTCATAGTAGTCATTCACCTGAAGAATTGGTACCAAGTAGTATATTCGATACATTAAATTTAGTAGTGAATACTAGACCTGGATTTGATTATGATGGTAATGGGCATGCGTTTGAAGTTCAATATGGTATGTTTATTTACACACCAACAACCTCAGTATTTAGTTTTAATGAATTAGTAGCACATCCAATAGCAATAAAGGTTATAAATGCATCCAATGGTATTGTATTAACTGAAACAAATAATTATACAATCAATTGGGTTGACGGAACTATTTCAATTCTTTCAGGAGTTGTTAGTGATGATAGTGTACATGTAATTGCATATGAAATTGGCGGTGGAAATCAATTATATAGAAACACATATATTGGTGATATTATTGGTAACGAAGTTACCATCCCCACTGAGGCTAAAAGTATATATGATATCGTGGTAATGGTAAATGGCATTGAATTAACTAATGGATTTACATCATCATCAGATGGTTCGATTACAGTTGATTCGATATTGGAAACATCTGACTCTGAATCATTGACAGTAGATACTGTGTCATCATCGTCAGATAATACTACTACAATATCATTTGCTGATACTTACACGTCTACTGATTTTGTATCTATTACTGTATTTGGATTTGAGAATACACAACATGAATACACATACCCAACTACTAAGATATTTACTCCTTATGGTGCAGATTCGTCATTATTCACTGTTGATAGTGATTCAATTACGACTGATAATGTGTCTACTAATTTTGAAACTGGAGTTGGTAGTGATGCAAATGAAAAGTCTGTTAGTGTATTGGGTAAGAATAAACAGAACGCAATAGTTGAACATAATGGATTGCGACTTCGCCCACCTGAAGGGATTCGATATAGTGGCAATAATTCTAATTTAAATTTTGCATTCCCTACCGAGGGCGGAACATCTCATTCACTTATTTCAAATAGTGAAGTTGTGGTTTATATTGATGATATTCAACAAACGTTAAGTACTGATTATAATATTTATATATTGTATGTTGATTCATCGGCAATCACAGTGGATTCAACTGAAGTATCATCTGATGCTACTGAGTTTAAGCAAGTTGTATTTGCGATAGCACCACCAACCAACACTAAGATAGACGTGTATATTACAACCGATTCAGCATATACAATTAACGGGTCTGTTTTAAATATCAAGGGTAGTGTATCTGCTGTAGATACCATTTCAATTACAACTTGGAATGATACATCACAACTTGATATTTTAACAAATGTATTTAAAGGTCCAACTATGACATCAGAAACAATTGTTGACCTTTATGATAGTGGTGGTTTTGATGTTATTGAATTTGATAAATTATCATCAGAAAGTATCAATACAAATTTATTTGACTTAGGGAGAAGTGTTACTAATGCCAATAGATTATGGGTTACTAAAAATGGTCAGTTATTGATGAATGGAAATGATTATTTGATTTCCAATTCAACGTTGATGATTGTTGGTGACGTACTAAGTTCAAGTGATGTTATTGCTGTGACTAGTATGACTGATGATGTTGTTCCTGATGCATTGTCGTTTAGATTGTTCAAGGATATGAATGGTAGTTCTGCTATGTACAGAATCAAAGATTCGGTTAATTTAGTTAGTGACTTAAATGATACTGACGATATTATATATGTGGATGATTCTAGCAAGTTAGCCATACCAAATTTACCATTGGGTATTTTTGGTATTTTAATTATTGATGGTGAGAGAATCACTTATCGAGAAAGAGATACTACACTTAATACAATTAGTGGATTGCGTAGAGGAACTGCAGGAACAGCAATTTCTCCACATTATATTGGCGATAAGGTAGATGATTTGAACGTTGGTAACACTGTTAATGGTAGTGTGATTACATCAACCACATTGGGTGCAGACACGAATATGTCTGTATATTCATATGATAAGGTTTGGTACGCTAATGGTATTAACGCACCAAGTAATGGTATAGCACTACAGGACCAAGTAACCGTACAAGCAAATTTTGTTAAAAAATAAGGATGTATAAAATACATAAATAGTGCAATGAAAGATGAAAAAAAGAACAAGGACGACCAACGTTCTGTAAAGCCAAACGAAGCAAGTGCAACTAGCGTCGAGGGGCATGTTAAGATATTTGACCCAAATACCGAAGAGGTATTTGTTAATAAAAGAAGTTAATTATGAGCGAAATAACAAACAGCAATGTTAAAGGATTTTTAAAAGTTTTCGACCCAAAAACAAATGAAGTGTTTTTTGAAGGTGAAAACGCAATTCATTTTGAGAATATGTCAGAATCTATGGCACAGAGTATGTCTAATAAAAACTTAGGATACATTTATCAAATGTCTTTTGGCAATGGTGGTACTAGTGTTGACCCAACTGGGATTATTACATACCTACCAGCAAATTCAACAGGTCAAAATGCCGACTTGTACAACGAAACTTTTAGTAAGGTTGTGGATGATAATTCCATGACTAACACTGATACTGCACGAAATAACTTAACTGTATTGCATACTCCTGGAAAAGTTTATACTGATATTTTGGTAAGTTGTTTATTGGATTATAGTGAACCTACAGGACAACAGGCATTTGACAATAGCACAGACCTTAACGGTGAATTTGTATTCGATGAGTTAGGTCTTAAGACATGGAATGGAAGCGCAAGTAGTTTGCGATTAGTTACGCATGTTGTTTTTCATCCAGTTCAAAAATCATTAAACAGACAAATTCAAATCGATTATACAGTTCGTATACAAACGTTAACGAACCTTAGCACAACATAGAGGATATTATGGCATACGAAGTTAATTTTACAAACGGAACAGTAGCAAAACTGGTTGAGGATGGCATAAAAGATTCCACGTACAGTGTTACACTTGTAGGTAAGAATGTTACATCTTATGGTGAGGTTTTCGCTGAAAACTTTATTAAGTTATTGGAAAATCATGCTAATGCAGTAGCACCAACTAATCCTGTTTCTGGTCAACTTTGGTTTAATACATCAGCAAGTGCAGTAAGTGGAGTATCTCCAAGTACGATAGGTGTATTCAATGGAACAGTATTTAAACCATTGGGCGGAGCAAATATTAGTGCATCTCAACCATCTAGTCCAACCACAGGTGATTTGTGGTTTGATACGACCAATGACCAATTAAAAGTTTACAGTGGCGCTAGTTTTATATTAGTTGGACCTATATATTCTGAAGTAGATGGAAAATCTGGTCCTATTGTGGAAAGTGTTGAGGATAGTTTGGGTAACAATCATTTAATCACCAAAATCTATAATTCAGAGCCAGGAACACCAGCAAATTCGGATGTTGTTGCAACTATTAGTAAGGATGCGACATTTACATTGGCAGTAGGTAGTCAATTTACAGGATTTACGACTACTATTAAGCCTGGAATTCAATTATCAAGTGCTGTTTCAAATGCACAGTTTCATGGAGAAGCAACATCATTAAGTGGATTTGCTAGTACTGATTTTTTAAGTGCAATTGCAAATGACACTACGTCCGGAACACTAGGTGTTCTTAATGATAGTGGTTTATCAATTGGTACTAATAGTGATTGTACAATTAGTGTTAGTGGTAACGATGTGTCTTTTAAAAATATAACATCAGATGGTGACTTGGAGTTATCAGTTAATGATGGTGGAGTACAAACTCCTGTCATTACAATTGATGGTGCAACTAGTAAAGCGTCAGTAAATGCTGACCCATCAGATGCATTGGGTATTGCTACTAAGCAGTATGTTGATACAGCAGTTGGACCAATTTCAGGTAGTGCAGTTTCAACGTCAAATGCATATTCAGATGGTTTAATCACAACATTGAAAAGTGGTGCTGGTGCGGGATACGACACATTTGCTGAGGTAGAAACAGAAATAGGAAATGTTGCAAGTGCAAACATATCTGGATTAGCGTTAAAGGTTGCTAAAGCAGGCGATATTATGACGGGTCATTTAACTTTAAATGCAAACCCAACGAATGCAATGCATTCGGCAACGAAACAGTACGTTGATAGTGAAGTGACCTCTTCAGGTGTATCATTGAAGGTTGCTAAAGCAGGCGATACAATGACTGGTAAGTTAACACTAAGCGCAGACCCAACTTCCGCGTTACATGCATCTACCAAAGCATATGTTGATGCACAAGTTTCTTCGGTTACATCAGGAGCCTCAACTAATGGATACGGAACACGTACTGTGAGCACGGGAGCACCAAGTGGTGGTTCCGATGGCGATATTTGGTACAGATATTAAATTATGCCATTAAGTATAAAGCATTCAGGTAGTTGGGAAGAAGCGACTGAAGTCCATATCAAGGACTCGGGGTCGTGGCGCCGTTGCAAAGAAGTGTACATTAAGAAAGACGGAATTTGGCAAACATCATTATATGATATTGTTACTGCCACTATTACTACGACAGGAGCGGGAACTTATGTAGTCCCCCAAGGAGCATACCGTGCGATATGTATAATAACTGGCGCAAACGGTGGTTCGGGTGGAGGTGATGGTAGTCACGCATCTAGTCCTGGTGGTGCAGGTGCTGTTATGGGTGGAACTATAGACGTGGAACCATTTACAACGTTGAGTTATGTTGTTGGTGCTGTTGGTGGCAATGGACAAGGACATGCATCATCTGCATCGGGTGGAGATGGTGGCGCAGGGCATAGAAATGGTGGAAATGGCGGAAATGCTGGTGCACATGGTTCATCAGGTGGTGGAGGCGGTGGCGGTGGTTCAACATCCATTTCTATGCCTGATGGTACATTGGTTATGGTTGCTGGGTCTGGTTCTGGTGGTTCGGGAAGTGGTAATCAAGCACAATTATCTTCAAGTCAAGCAAAAGGAAAGGACAGTTCAAGTGTTACTACTATGCTTGTGTTAGCAGGAGGTTCTAGTATGGATACTGTAGGTGGTAATGGAGCAAATTGTGGCACTGGAGATGGTGGCGCAGGTGGTGGTGGTGGTGCCGGCGTACCTGGTGGAGATGGTGGCGCATACATGGGTTCTTATGATAGTGATGGATATCCTGGTGAAGCAGGTTCTAGTTATTATAATGAGGATTTTATTCAAGGTGTGAGCCCACTTATAGGAATAGCCAATAATGACAATGGTGGCAATGGAACAGTTAATATCGTATTTTTACCAAGTATAGAAACTATGCAAACTTGGGATTGGGATTAATAACATAAATACATTAAATAAATACATTAAATAAATACATTGGAAAAATCATATGTCATATGTAATTAATAAAACAAATGGAAGTATATTCACAACTGTAGCAGATGGCACAGTTGATACGACTAGTAGTATTACCGTTGTTGGTAGAAACTATGCGGGGTATGGCGAATTTCTTGGTGAAAATTTTGTTAAGATTTTGGAGAATAGTGCCAATTCATCTGCACCAGGCAGTCCACTAGCAGGTCAGCTTTGGTATGATACTACTAGTACGGTATTGAACGTTTATAACGGTTCAGAATTTAAACCAATCAGTAGTGTAAAGGTGTCTGGTGCAGAGCCGGCATCATCATTGACGTCTGGTGACTTATGGTTTGATAGTGCTAATAATCAATTAAGAATTTATAACGGTTCATCATTTGTATTAGTTGGACCTCCAACATCAGTGGGTGTAGGTACGTCAGGTCCAGAAGTGGTTACAGTAACAGACGATGGTGCAGTTGACCACGTAGTAGTTAAATTTTCAATTGAAAATTTGGCTATGGCATTCATTAGTGATGATGCTGAATTTACCCCTTCGTTGGGAATTACAGGATTTGCAACTATTAAGCCTGGATTTCAAATATCAAGCACAGTTACTGGGGCAATGTTTCAAGGAACTGCATCTAATTCAGATAAATTAGATAATTTAAATTCAACTGATTTCTTAAGGTCTACTGCAAACGATACCACGAGTGGTACGATGGGTGTTCTTAATGATAGTGGTTTATCAGTTGGTGCAGATAGTGATGCGTCTATAAGTGTTAGTGGAAGTGACGTATCTTTTAAAAATATAACATCAGATGGTGACTTGGAGTTATCAGTTAATGATGGTGGTGTTCAGACCACGGTTATTACGATAGATGGAGCAACAGGAAAGGCATTGGTAAATGCTGACCCAACTGCAAGTTTGGGAGTTGCTACAAAATCTTACGTAGATGGTCAAGTAAGTGGTGCTGGAGCATCTGGATTATCACGTGATGGGTCAAATACAATTACAGGGGATATTACACCTGATATAAATAATACTCGTGACTTTGGTTCAAACGCATTGAAATTTCAAAATGTATATGCAACTACGTTTAATGGCGTCGCTTCAACGGCACAATACGCTGACTTAGCAGAGCGCTTTGAAGCAGACGACGTATATGAAGCAGGAACAGTCGTTGAGTTGGGTGGAATTAATGAAATTACAGAAGTAATTGAAGAATTAACAGACAATGTATTTGGTGTAATAAGCACGAATGCGGCGTATTTAATGAATGCTGGTGCAGGAAATAGTGACACACATCCACCAATTGCAATTAATGGGAGAGTTCCTGTGAAAGTTACAGGAAAGGTAATGAAAGGGGACAGATTGGTATCAGCAGGTAATGGTTTTGCAAGAGCGGCAACGCAAAGTGAAATTACTGCATTTAATGTTATTGGTAGGTCATTAGAAACAAAAACAACAACAGGCAATGGAACAATAGAAGCAATAGTGAAGGTCAATTAAGACTTAGCGCCAAGGCAATCTTGACGTGTTTCAAAACTAAACTATAGGAAAAAAAATATGGCTTATTCAGCAGGTGGAAATATATTAGACGACCATTACAATGGTTTTTCAACAGATATTAATAGTATTTGGGGGACAGCATCGGGTAATACGGGTTATGGTCAAGGGAGTGCATTGAGTTCAGTCAGTGCAGGAGCATCAATTACAGCAACACAATGGGAAACATTATTGAGTAGACTTGAGACTATTGGCAGTCACCAAGCAACTTTAGGTATTTCATTTTCTACGGTTAGTGCAGGTAATACAATAAGTGCATTAGCAGATTTATCGGGTGACATTTCAACATGTACTACTAACCGTGGTAACGTGCATGCACATGGTTCTGATATTACTGCAAGTAGTAATAACACCACAACGTGGAATACTCATACAACATTCACTGCTACTACAGACTTTGCAAACGACACGGAAGCAAGAGAGTTCTTCAACTGTGGTGGTATGATTGGTATTAACTTTACGAACCAAGGTGGCGGTTCAGGTTCTAAAGATACTGGTTGGGGTAACCTAATCTCAAACTTTGGTACAGTTTGGTTAACATCAGCTGGTTCTTCTGGTCCTGCAACATCAGTTACATTAGCAGGAACATCATACCAAGGTTGTGATAAGAAGGGTGGTGCAGGTTCAGTGACAACAGAATCAAACACAGGTTTCTTCAACCTCACTGGTTCATGGCAGGAATTGTTTAAGCAGTACGATTCAACGTACTTGTACACTTCGAACTACATTACATGTAGATATCATTACACTTCAAGTAACGTTATTATTGAAGTGAAATTATTTGATAATGCAAATACATCAGGTAACTCAGGCGCAACACAAGATGAAACAATTAATCTTAATATTCAATGTAATTTGACTATTAGACAGCCTAGTACTACATATATTTCTAAATCTTGGGGAACACCTACTGCAACAGTAACATACACTGATTCATAATTAATTAAAATATTAATTAGGTAAAAAAAGGGCTTAATTGCCCTTTTTTAATGCGTGTTCCTTATGTAAAATAAGTAGTAATATGAATATAGAAAATCTAACACAAACAGTAAAAGAACGTTTTGATTACGAATCCGCGAAGCAAGTTCTTAAAGAGAAATACGAAGCAAAGATGTTATTTGCATTGAGTGGAGGTATGTGGTGTGCTAACCCTGAGTTAATCACACTACTTACAGCATTTAGTACCGATGATATTGTGATATGTGACACGTACGGCAACCCATGTCAAGTTAACCGAACTGAACTATTACATAGTGCTAAAGAACGTTATCAAGAACAAATGAACGCTTGGGTTAATGAATATGATGAGGTTAGTCGACAAAGATGACACGTGGTATTTTAATATTTGCGTTCAGCAACGAAAAAATTGATTACTTGGAACAAGCAGATTGGGTCGCCGACCGTGTTAATACGTACTTAGATTTACCTGTTACTATTATCACAGATACAAAGAGTATTAACGGAAGAAAATTCAAACATAATCTTATTCTAAGTGATGCTATTTCTGGAGGACAAAGAAACTTCAAGCACACAGAAGAAGGCAACGTTGGTACGTGGTATAACTCAAATAGATTTCAGTCGTATAACTTATCGCCGTACGACGAAACTATTGCAATTGATAGCGATTACGTTGTTAACAGTGACCAATTGCTAAGAGTGTTTGAATCTAAGCACGATGTTTTGTGTCATAGAGATGTATACGATATCACAGGAACAAACAGGTTCGCACCATATAACACATTCGGCAAGCATAAGTTCCCTCACTATTGGGCAACTGTGTTGTTCTTTAGAAAATCCAAAATGGGCAAAGAAATGTTTCAGTTAATGGAAATGGTCAAAGATAACTACGCACATTATAGTAATTTGTATAAGTTTAGTGGGAATATAATGCGAAATGATTTTATTGTTAGTATATCACTAAGTATCCTTTATGGACACAAACTAGATGCAATACCAACAATACCATGGGCTATGCCTAGTGCGTATGATGATGTTGATTTAGAACAGTTAGATGATACTAAGTTTAAAATTTCATACACAAAGACCATCAATGGAGAGAAGAAGCCTTATAAGTCAATTATTAACGGAACAGATTTCCACTTCATTAATAAGTTTGCATTAGACAAGGTGATACATGCTTAAAGAAGAACGCGGATACTTAATTGTTGCAGACAACACACAGGAAACTGATTATGTAGATTGTGCGTTAGCACTTGCCCGTAGTATTAAATTACATACACCAAATGCTAAGATTTGTTTAGTTACTTCTAGTGATGTTACTAACGAAGTATTTGATTATGTAGTGCCATTACCGTATGGTGACCAAGCACCCGATAGTGATTGGAAGTTAAAGAATGATTGGCAAGTATTCTATGCAAGTCCGTTTAGACAAACAATTAAGTTAGAAGCAGATATGATTATTCCACACAGTATTGAACATTGGTGGACGATGCTTGAGAAGCGAGATGTAGTAATTTCAACAGGGGCAAGAAACTATTTAAATGAGTACACTACTAGTAGGCATTATCGAAAGATATTTGATGTTAATAATTTACCTGATGTGTACAACGCAATAACATATTGGCGTTTAAGCGAAACTGCACAAACCTTTTTTAACTTAGTTAAAGATATTTTTAATAATTGGAACGAAGTTAAAAAAACTATTAAAGGTGGTCATACAGACCCAGGAACAACCGATGTTGTGTATGCAATCGCTAGTACAATTATGGGAATTGAGAACGTAACATTACCAAACACATCTTATCCAAGTATGATTCATATGAAAGGGCATATCAACTTCCTTGCAGACGAAGATTGGACAAAGGAAATGGTATACGAGTTAAACAAATCTCGTATTAGGATTGATACCGTAGAGCAGATGTACCCATTTCATTATCAAGTTAAAGATTTTAGTAAGGTATTAAATAAGCATTATGAGCAATTTTTTTAAAGCAATAAGTAATATGAAGAATACTACTAAGGTAGTATCTAAGTATATGCTGTACTATAATAAAGATAATGGACAACCATTATTTTATAGTATGGATGTAGTGGACGGTGATTACATTGTAGTCGGTGTGGAAGTTTATACACAAGCAAACTATAATGTGTATGTTAAAGACGGTGAACTAGTTGAAATGATATTCAAAGATATTAGTAAGTTAACACAACACGGCAACGCATCAACTTGTAGTGACGGTGATATTACGTTAATTTCAGATGAAGGCACGAATTGGAGTTTAAGAAGTTATGATAATTGATATAGCAGATTTGGATGTGGTTTATTTGAGTTATGACGAACCACAGAAGGAAGAATTCTGGGTTAAGATAAAGAACATGGTTCCGTGGGCAGTAAGAGTAGATGGGGTTGAAGGTAGTGATGCCGCACATAAAGCCGCCGCTGACGCAAGTCAAACAGAACGGTTTATTTTGATAGACGGGGATAACTTACCTGCCCCTGAATTTTTTAATTTGCAATTAGATATTAAAAATGAACAATACGAGAAAGCAGTGTTTCGTTGGAGAGCAAAGAATCATATTAATGGACTGATGTACGGCAATGGCGGATTAAGTTGTTGGACAAAAGAGTTCATACAGAACATGCAAACACATGAGAGTAGTGATGGAAGTGACGAAACTTGTGTTGAGTTCTGTTTCGACCCACTGTATTGGCCAATGCATGATTGTTACAGTACAACATACCCTAATGGCAGTGCATTTCATGCTTGGAGAGCAGGATTCCGTGAGGGTGTTAAGATGTGCTTAGATAGGGGAGCAAAACCTAGTTTGATAGATTTTAAAGATAATGTACATAAGCGTAATATGGACCATTTAAGTATATGGCAAAACGTTGGTGATGATGTCGAGTACGGCAATTGGGCAATGCTTGGTGCTAGACAAGGAACGTACATGACTATGCTTACTGATTGGGATTACATACAAGTACAGTGGTTTGACAATCTTAAAGAGATATGGAACAAGGTTGATAAAGAATTTGATGTTGATGCATTCTATGATTATGGTGAGAAATTAAATGAACAATTGGATTTACCTGCTGTTAGTTACTCACCGGAACAAAGTAAATTCTTTAAACAACATTACATGAGTAATTGGCGCAATGTTGGCGCTACCATAAAAGAGATTGATGTAATTAGAAAAGCGGAAGGATGGTAAATGAATAAGGGTGATGAAAGAGCCGATGATGGTTTTAAAAGTAAATTCTTATCAGATGCAGAAATAGCAAAAGAAAAACTAGACACCATTAGTCCAAGTTTCTGTTTAGCAAAGTGGAAACAAGTTAGCCTACATTTACCAACTGGATTAAATAACTCTTGCTATCATCCGCCCTTGCACGAAATACCAATAGAGACATTAAAGAATAATCCGTCAGCATTGCACAACACAAAGCAGAAGAAAGACATTCGAAAATTAATGATGGTAGGTAAGAAACCCGATGAATGTCAGTACTGTTGGAAGATGGAAAGCAACGGCGATTTAAGTGATAGACATTATAGGTCAGGCGAGCCATGGGCATCTAAGGATTTTGATGCTATTGTAGAGAACCCACAAGCAGATATTACACCCAGTTATGTTGAGGTAAACTTTAACAATGCGTGTAACCTAAAGTGTAGTTACTGTAGCCCACAATTCAGTAGTAGTTGGATGTCAGAGACAAAGGACTTAGGTGCATACCCAACTAGCACACCGCATAATGCACTAGAGCACTTTGTTGGTAATCGATTACCAATACCGCACAGCCAAGAGAATCCTTATGTAGATGCATTTTGGGAATGGTGGCCTGATTTATACAAAGAGTTGGAACACTTTCGCATGACAGGTGGCGAGCCACTAATGGATAAGAATACGTACAGAGTATTTAACTATGTACTTGATAATCCTAAGTCCGATTTGCATCTTAATGTTACTAGCAACCTTAGTGTAACTGATGCATTGTGGGACAAGTACCTAGATTATGTTAAATTGCTATGCACAGGTAAGATTGAACACTTCATGCAATACGTTAGTGTAGATACATGGGGGACACAAGTAGAGTACATCAGAGAAGGATTAGACTTTGATTTACTTTGGAAACGAGTGCATCAGTTCTTGGAAGAAGTACCTAACTATAGTAGCATTACGTTTATTATTACTATGAATAACTTGTCTGTTAGTAACTTAGATAAGTTAATGGAAGGCATTTTGGAGTTGCGCAAAACATATAGTAAAGACTTTCAACGTGTATGGTTTGATACGCCCGTGTTACGTACGCCAAGTTGGCAGAGTATGCAGTTATTGCCAGAGCCGTACGTAATGAAGTTAAATAGTATTAGAAGTTGGATGGAACGTAACTTAGAAACAGAAGGTGACTTGTACCACGGGTTCAAAGATTATGAAGTAAAACGCATGGAAAGAGATATTGCGTGGATGCAAGAACCATTGAGTGATGTGTATGTTAATAGTCAAAAAGCAGACTTTTATAGATTCTTTAATGAGTCTGATAAGAGACATGGTACTAATTTTTTAAAAACTTTTCCAGAGATGAGTAATTGGTGGAACGAATGTAAGCGGTGTAGTTATGAGTGAAACAGATTTAGAATATAAACACAGGGTACTAGACACCAAGAGTGATAGTTTTTGTGGTGCTAAATGGTACAACGCAACTATATGGTTAGGAAGTGGAATGACAACAAGTTGCCATCATCCATTACCGCATTATGTTCCTGTTGATGATGTAATAGTAAATCCAAAAGCATTGCATAATACTGCACAAAAGAAAGAAGAACGTAAGCAAATGCAATGTGGTGAACGTCCTAGTGGGTGTGAGTATTGTTGGAAGATTGAGGATATTGCTAAAGACAATATTAGTGATAGAGTTTATAAGTCTAAGATATACGAAGATAATGATTTAGAAATAGCATACACATCAAACCCCAACAACGACATAAACTTAAAAACATTAGAAATTGCATTCGATAGAACATGTCAATTTGCGTGTAGTTACTGCAATCCTGCATTTAGTACAGAGTGGGTTAAAGACATTAATAAAAACGGTGGTTTCGAAGATTTAATTAGCGACGGAAGAAATCATTTCACACATACGCACGATACATCACAACGTTACAAGCCAACTGAAACCAACCCGTACATTGAAGCATTTTTTAAATGGTGGGAAAGTGATTTACAGCATACATTAGATGAATTACGTTTAACAGGTGGCGAGCCATTAATGAGTCCGCATACATGGCGTTTATTAGATTGGTTAAAAGAAAGTAAATCTAAAGTACAGTTTGCTATGAATAGTAACTTAGGCATCGAGAAGAAAACAATGCTAAAGTTATTAGATGCCACTAAAGGCATCAAAAACTTTCATTTGTATACTAGCAACGAGAGTATAGGTAAACAAGCAGAATACATTAGAGATGGATTAAATTGGAAACAATGGACAAGCAATATGGACTTGTTATTGCACAGAGGAAACCTTAAAGGGTTGCATGTTATGTGTACAGTTAATGCATTATGCTTAGAAACATTGCCTGAATTTTTAAGTTGGTGTTTGGATAAAAAAGCATCGCATGGTAAAGACTTCCCTAACTTCACATTAAATATATTAAGGTTTCCGAGTTTCCAAAGCCCGTTAATACTTCCTGAAGATATTAAAACTAAGTACAAGGATAATCTCCAAGATTGGTTAGACAACAACCGTGATAATCCGTTGCTACACGAGCACGAAATTAATCATACACAGCGTTTAATTGATTACTTAGACGTAGTTAAAACCCCGCATAGTGATACGTTTGAGATGCCTGCATTGTTAAATGATTTTAAGAAGTTTTACGAACAGTACGACACTAGACGTAATAAAGATTTCACTAATACATTTACTACACTAGCAGAATGGTACAACATGTTATGAAATTTTATTTGGATGAAATGGAATTTTATATAACCAATGTTTGTAATTTAAATTGCACTGAATGCGATAGGTTTAATAACTTTTATTTTCATGGGCAACAGAATTGGGATGATTATTCTGATGTTTATAAAAAATGGAGTGATATTGCCCAATTTGGGAGGATATCAATCTTGGGTGGAGAGCCATTGATGAACCCAACGATATTGGATTGGGTTAATGGTATTTCTACATTATGGAATGAAACTGATGTGTACATTTCCACGAATGGAACACATATTAACAGAGTTAGAGGGTTATATGATACCATTAAACAATATGGGGGTAGGGTTTCCATTGAAATCAGTATCCATAATAAAAATGACATAGAATCGATGTTGGTGAATGTTGAAGATTTTTTGGAAGAGTTTAAACTCCCACTCGATGAATACAGAGAAACATTATTATCGAGGGAAGGATATGTTCAGATGCATGATAGGAATAATGTTTCAGTATCATTAAGAAGAATTAGCGTATTTGATAAATCGGCACTTATAGAAAATAATGGGGTGTTTAGGTTTCATGATAGTAATCCGAGTAGAGCAATCAGTGCATGCAATGGGAAGACATGCCATGGGTTCAATAGGGGTAAATTATACAAATGTATGGTCATGACTACACTTGTCGAATTCTACGAACAGTTTAATTTTGATATAAGTGATGAGGATATTGAATTAATTTACGATTATAAGCCACTAAGGGTTGAGTCAGATTCATCTACTATTTCCAACTTTATGGATGGGTTAGTTAATTGTGATGTGATACCACAATGTAAGTTTTGCCCTGAATCATTGGGCGTTCAATACATTGAATCTGACACTAATAAGAAACGCGTTCCAAAAAAATGACACATCGTCTAAATTACGCAGAATTTTATATAACTAATGTTTGTAATTTAAATTGCACTGAATGCAATCGTTTTAATAATTATCATTTTAGCGGACATCAACGGTGGGATGATTATTCTGATGTTTATAAAAAATGGGGTGAAGTTATAGAACTTCCATATGTGTCTATATTGGGTGGTGAACCTTTATTAAACCCTACTATAAATGATTGGATATATGGAATACGTGAAATATGGGATGAAACCACTATAGAAATAACATCAAATGGGTATCGGTTGAATTATGTGAAGGGGTTATACCAAGCAGTCAAAGATACAGGTGCATTTTTTCATGTGAGCGTACACAATCAGGAAGTTTTAAATGGAACGATTGACGAGAATATACATGAGTTTTTAGAATCTCCAATTACAAAGAAATCTATTGTTCCAATCGATATAGATAATAGATGGCAACAGCAGTACAATCGTATTAAGCAAGAAGATTGGGTGGATTGTGATACCCATAAAGATTTTAAAAATCTACCATCTAAATACAAAGAAATTTGTATCGAAAATGGTTTGAATGATGTGGATTTCATTAATTTCAATACTTATTATGAATACATCGATAAGAACTCTGTTAAGATTTTGGTATATATCGAAGATATTTTTTACCATAGTGCAATAACTCTTAATAATGGTGTATTTAATCTAAACAATAGTAATCCAACTAAAGCACACGAACGTTGTCATGGCAAAAACAATTACCATTTCGTAAAAGGAAAATTGTACAAGTGTGCAATTTCTGGTATATTGCCCGAGTTTGTTAAACAATTTCCATTTAATATTTCCAAAGAGGATATGGAGTTAGTTAATTCTTATGTTCCTTTATCAATGAATAACATCAATACTATTGAAGAGTTTGTAAAATCTTTGCCAAATGAAATACCCCAATGTAAGTTTTGCCCTGATGGTTTGGGAGAAAGTTTTAAACTAAATGCAGTTAGTGGAAATAAGATTAAGGTTAAAAAATTATGAGCAAATACGAATATGACAGTTGGGAACCGGTAAAGATAAAAGTAGAAGATTTATCTATATCAGAGAAACATTTACTAAAAGACAGTGATACGTTTTGTATCTACCCGTGGATACATTTGCATTCGTATCCAACAGGCGAAACGTATCCGTGTTGTCATGCAGACATACAAATACCAGTAGGCAATAATAAAGAAGATGCACTAAAGGATATTTGGAATAATCATAACATGCGAGAACTTCGCAATGATATGTTAATGGGGCATCATAACAATATTTGTAATGGTTGTTATGAACAAGAATCCCATGGCTTCTTTAGTGGGCGCAAAAGTGCTAACAAACACCACGGACATCACATTGCAAAAGCATTACACACAACCGATGCAGGTACTATTCATGATTTTAAAATGACTTATTGGGATATACGTTTTAGTAACTTGTGTAATTTAAGTTGCAGAAGTTGTGGGCACATTTTTAGTAGTAGTTGGCATAAAGACCAAAGTCATTTAGCAGAGCAAGCAGGCGACCCTAATTGGAAAAAAGAGAACAAAGTTCTCTTAGTAAGTGGTAAGTCTAAGACAGACATGATTGACCAAGTAATGGAACACATCGACCACGTAGAGCAAATATACTTTGCAGGTGGCGAACCATTAATGATGGATGAACACTACGTTATATTAGAAGAACTTGAACGCAGAGAGCGGTTCGATGTTCGTTTGATATACAATTCAAACTTCACACAAGTTAAATTAAAAGACCGTTATGTGTTTGATTACTGGAAGAAGTTTGATAGCGTAAGTGTAGGTGCTAGCTTAGATGCAATGGGTAAACGTGCAGAGTACATACGCAAAGGCACGAAGTGGAGCACTGTCGAAGACAATCGCAAACGTATGTTAGATACTTGTCCTAATGTGGATTTTTATATTAGTCCTACGTTAAGCATCATGAACGCAATGCACATTACAGACTTCCATAAAGATTGGGTAGAGAAAGGCTTATTAAAGCATCAAGACTTAAACATAAACATTCTGCAAGACCCAATGCATTACCGTATTGATATTGCTCCTGAACATTATAAAGATAAGATACGTGTTAAGTTCCAAGAACATATTAAGTGGTTAGAAGGACATGACGATTTGCAACGTGCCACTAATGGATTTATTAGTGCTATAAATTTTCTAGACGTAAATAACACTAATTACTTGAACACTTTTTGGGAAAAAACTAGACAACTAGATGAAATACGCAACGAAAACATATTTGATTCAATACCTGAATTAAATGAAATTACCACATGATAAATTTTGTGTTCTACCTTGGGTTAGTTTAGAAGCGAGTCCAATTGGCACTGTTCGTCCGTGTTGTTTAGCAAAGAACGAACTCAGCGATAACTTAGGCAATAAGTTTGATTTAAACAATGCTAAGTTGGATGATATTACTAACGGCGTCGATATGACTAATTTACGTCGTTATTTTTTAGACGGAGAGCAACCGTCAGCATGCCAACGCTGTTGGGCAGAAGAAGATGCAGGCAGAACTAGTAAACGTATACATACGTTAGATAGACTAAAAGATATACTCAGGCACGAAACAGAATGGACAGAAGAACCTAAGCAATTGTATTTCTTGGATTTAAAGTTGGGAAATATATGTAACTTAAAATGTCGTATATGTGGTTCGTGGAGTTCTAGTACGTACGCAGGCGAAGAACTTAAAGCACTTCCTAAAGAAGAACGTAAGACTAGTTTCCACCGAGAAATGGTGCAAAAAGGTGCGTGGCCACGTAAGTCCAATACATTTTGGAATGAATTAAAAGAACATGTTAGTGCAATACGTTACTTAGAGTTCACTGGCGGCGAGCCATTTATGATTAAGGAACATTTTGAATTTCTTAATACATTAGTAGACATGGGCGTTGCACACAACATTGAAATACATTACAACACCAATGGAACTATATACCCCGAAGAAGCCGAAGATATTTGGTTCCACTTTAAACATGTTGAAATTGCATTTAGTATAGATGCAACTAAAGAACGATTTGAGTATCAACGTACAGAAGCAAAGTGGAATAAAGTAGAAGAGAACATTACTAAGTTTAAAGCACTTAGAGGACAGTTTACTAATATATCATTGCAAGTATGCAGTACTATTAATATCTTTAATGTGTTGTACTTAGACGAAGTAGCAGAATGGATTGATAAACAAGGTTTTGATTTTGTTTATTGGAATATGCTTCATGATGCACCTGTGCATAGTATTATTTCGTTGCCTGAAGAAGCAAAGCAGATTGCTTACAATAAGTTAGTAAATTCAAACAGTAAGCATGTAGAAGAATTTAAAAAAGTTGCTGAATTTATGATGCAACGCAATGGTGTTAGTTATTATGAATTGTTACTAGACATTAAGCGTGTTGACCAACGTAGAAATCATAATTTAGCCAACGCACACAATGAATTAGCAAAGGCAATTGGATATGAATAAACCTGACAATAGACCAGATACGTTATGTCTAGCACCATGGGTGCATACGTACCTTAGTCCACAATCCGAACGTAGACTATGTTGTGCTAGTAGAGAACCCGCACAGAATTTCAAACAGTACATTGATACTAGTGATGCTGACGGCGTGTACAACCCACTTACATTAGATGAATGGTGGAATAGTGAACACGTTAAAACTGTTCGAAAGAAGATGATGAACAATGAGGTTCCAGAAGAGTGTCAAGTATGCAATCATAAGTTATTAAACACTGATGTTTATAGGAGTTACTTCTGGCATCTGTTCCAACACAAGTACGAGGATATATGGGATAAGACAGATGGTAGCGGACATACACAAATGAAGCCTGTTAGTTGGGATTACAGGTTTAGCAACTTATGTAATTTTAAATGTAGAATGTGTGGCGACATGCTTAGTTCAAGTTGGGAAAGCGAAGAACGTAAACACAACATGGTTGATTTATCCAATCCTAAAAATAATTGGATGCGCCCTGATGTTAAGAGGGAAATATCAAAGTTTCAAGATAGTATAGTACGTAAAGAATTCCAAGAAGCAGTAGACGAACACAGAGTAGAAGAAATCTATTGGGTGGGTGGCGAACCACTTATGATGGAGGAGCATTGGGACTTTATGAAACAGATTGTCGACAACGACGATGGCGGAAATATATACGCACG